GGTATATGCACGTTTCCTCAAGCCGTCACTTTGACTAGCGGTGCGTCGATGCCTGATAGCGTAAACCTGAGTTTTGGGGCGAGCAATGATTTACAGATTCAGCACAACGGTTCTAAATCAATTATAAATGATAATGGAACTGGCGATCTAGAGCTTCAGCAGGGTGGGTCGGCAAAGCTCACGGTCACAAGTACGGGTGTCACCGTTACAGGGACAGCAATAGCAACTACAGACACCGACACTTCAAACTCAGGTACAGTTGATCTCGACTTTTCTGCTAAACAGAATTTCGTGTTGACCCTGACAGGCAATATCACGAGCCTCACGGCTTCAAACGAGCAAGTTGGGCAGTCGGGCTTCATCGTATTTATTCAAGATGGTACGGGCGGCAGGACAGTGAGCTTGCATGGTGACTACGAGACAGCGGGTGGAGCGGGACTGACTCTGAGTTCAGCCGCGAGTACGACTGACGTTGTGCCATATGTCGTTGCCGCAAGTTCTCGTATTCTGCTTGGTAAACCGCAGTTGGCGTTTAGTTAATGAGTGGTATTTTCGGTGCAGGACAACTCCAATTCCTTGGTGGAGAAGATGCTTTTTATGGGTTTGAAATTACAAACTCTTTGCGATTCAACGATGATGACTCAGCGTTTTTGAGTAGGACACCATCGTCTGCTGGTAATCGCAAGACGTTCACATTCAGTTGTTGGCTCAAAAGGGCAAATACTGATAATGGTTCAACACATTTTTTCAGTGCTGGTCACACAGACTTCAATAATTTTGCTGGTATGCAGTTTATTGGCGATGAGATCGCTTTTCAAAATTACAATAGTGGAACTCAGGTTATCGCAAGATCAGGTACGGCTCTCTTTAGAGACTCTGCAAGCTGGTACAATATTGTGATAGCTATGGACTCGACTCAAAGCACACAAGCAGATCGACTCAAACTCTATGTGAATGGAACACAGATTACATCGTTTGATGGCTCAGACGCAGATTTAACTTTGAACTTTGAAGGCCAGTTCAATGATACTAGACAACACACTATCGGTTGCCGACAAGCGGCAAGTCAAAGCGCATTTTTTGATGGATATTTAGCAGAGGTCAACTTTATAGACGGCTCTGCGCTGACCCCATCGTCATTCGGAGAAACGAAAGAAAATATCTGGATTCCAAAGGACACATCTGGTCTCACATTCGGGACGAATGGATTTAGGCTTCAGTTCAAAAATTCCTCGGTTGGATCAGCGTCATCAAGCACAGTCGGTGCAGATACGTCAGGCAATAATAATCATTTCTCTAGTAACAACATCACAACAACAGACAATATGACTGATTCGCCAACGGACAATCATGCGACGATGAATCCAGCCGCAAACACATTTTTTAACGGCACATTTTCGGATGGAAATTTACAGATTGTTCCTGGGAGCTTTACCTTTGCGACAAGCACAATTGGAATGACTTCTGGGAAGTATTATGCAGAAGTTGAATTTGAAGCGAACTCAGCCGCACAAATGCTTTGCGGGATTTCGCGAGTTAAGCCTGTTGCGAACGGCGATAATTTAGGAAGCAAAGACGGTCAAATTGGATACTACAACATCAACGGTAATAAGCTGGTCAATGGTGCAACAGCCGCTTCCTACGGTGCTACTTACACCGTGGGAGATATTATAGGAATTGCCGTCAACATGGACGATGGTGAAATTGAGTTTTTCAAGAATAACGCAAGTCAAGGAACGATTACTGGAGCGATTGACACCACTAAGACCTACTTCTTTGCATCAGGCGACTTTTCAAGCGCGAACAACAATACGATGATTTGGAACTACGGTGCGAATGCTTTCACCTACACACCGCCATCTGGCTTTGGAAAACTGTCAACAGCCAACCTTCCAAACCCTGCCATTGACCCAGCGCAGGGAGAGAACCCTACGGAGTATTGGGACGCCCAACTTCACACTGGAAACGGCGGCACACAAGCAATTTCGTCGTTTGCATTCCAGCCTAACTGGGTTTGGATCAAGAATAGAGACAACGCCGATGACCACTATATGTACGACTCAATCCGTGGCGCGACTAAAACTTTACACTCAAACAAAACGGACGCAGAGTTTACCTCACCCAACGCCCTACAATCATTCGATTCAGATGGTTTCACAACAGGAGGCGATGGTGGAACCAACAGAAGCAGTCAAGGCTATGTTGCTTGGGCGTGGAAAGCGGAAACATCCCAAAGTTTTTCTGGCGAATCAGGGACATCAGACTCAACGGTATCAAGCAGTAGTGAGGCAGGATTTTCCATAGTCAAATATACGGGCGGCAGTACTGAGCGAGTCAAACACGGATTGGGAGCGGCTCCAGAGTGGATATTGGTCAAAGATTTAGATTCTGCATCAAACTGGGCGGTCTACCATTCAGGGCTGACTACCAATAATTTCCTTGAACTCAACGGTACAGGCGCACAATCATCAGGATCCAATCCAAGGTTTTTATCTTCTACCTATGGCACATCCGTTCCTACTTCAACTTACTTTTTTGTTAGAAATTATAGTGGATCAACTACGAATAACACAGGTAATGAATACATCGCGTACTGCTTTGCACCAAAAGAAGGTTATTCTAAGTTTGGAACCTACGAAGGAACAAATGCGGCGGGCGGGCCGTTCGTATATCTTGGGTTTAGACCAGCACTCGTCATTCTAAAACTTGCGGATTCCAGTTCAAATGGGTTTTTTATGTTTGATAACAAGAGAAATACTCATAATGAGGTTGATAACTATTTACTGGCAAATGATTCTGGAGCAGAAATAAATCAAGCCGCAAGAGCCGTGGACTTTTTGTCTAACGGTTTTAAATTACGAACAGATGCGGAGTTTGATCCTAACGGTTCAGGCACATATGTGTATATGGCATTTGCGGATCAACCCTTCAAATTCAGTAATGCGAGGTAAAAAATTATGTGGAAATCAGGCGATACAGTCATCCGCGAAGGCAAGTCGTGGAAAGACTCAAGCGGAGTTACTCATCCGCAAACGTGGGCGCGATGGACTGACGAAGAAAAGAAGGCGGCGGGACTGACCTTTGTTGCTGATCCAAAGACTTGGGACAATCGGTTCTACTCAGGGTGGGATGCACAAGAGAAGAATCTTATAGAACGATCTATCGATGACAAAGAGTCTCTCGATGATGATGGCAATAAAATCAAAGACGAAAACGGAAACGTCATGATTAAAGAGGGACTGAAGACTGTCGCAATCAGAAACTGCAAAGAAACAGCGAGAGGAAAACTATCGCAATCTGACTGGATGGTCATACGTCAAGCGGATGAAGGAAGCTCGATACCAAGTACCGTTGGAGATTACCGAAAGGCTGTCCGCGATAAATGCAAAGCTATCGAAGATGCGATAACAGCGTGTGATACGTTGGCAAAGTTCATGGCCTTGTACGATGTTCCTGTAGATAAAGATGGTAATCCGACAGGTAATGCACCTATCTATGATTGGCCCGAGGAGATTTAAATGGACAATCGAACCGTCGCTTCAGCACATTCGCGGATTGATAAAGTTCAGTCAAACCTAGCTACGCACGAGGCAGTTTGCGCAGAACGGTGGGCAGAAATGCTACACCGTGTAAAGCGGATCGAAATGATTATGATTTCTACCGCTGGAGCATCCTTGCTTCTACTTATATCCCTTGTCGTAAGATCGTGATCTTTGAAGCTATTGCAGTAGTTCAAACAGCGAATACCGCCATTGGCGCGGTCAAAGAGCTACTAAAAAATGGCAAAGATATAACTGATTGTGCCGAGCAACTCGGTAAATACTTTGACGCAAAAGCAGAGATACAGAAAAAATCAGGCAGTTCGCAGTCAACAGGTTCAGATTTAGAAAACTTCCTTCACCTTGAAAAGTTAAGGCAACGAGAAGAAGAGTTAAAAACCATGCTCATCTATCAGGGTAGAGCAAACCTTTATCAAGATTTTTTGAGGTATGCGGCAGAAGCAAAACGCAATCGCGATGAGGCTTTGGAGGCACAAAAGAAAGCTAAGATCGCAAAGCGTAAGAGAAACTTGGCTATCCTACGCTCTATGGTCATTATATTTATATGTTTGTTGGGATTGGCTAGTATCGGTGGCTTTGTATATTGGCTCGCTAATATGAGGCCAGCATGAGTGATTTGAAAAAGTATGACACGAACAAGAATGGCACTCTCGATCCGAATGAGTTATTGGTTATTGAGATTGAGGATCGCCGCCGTCAAATGCTGGATAACGACAAGCAAAGAGATTCAGTGCGGGCGATGGCGTGGTATGCGCTTGCTGGCTTACTCTGCTATCCCGCTGGTATTTTCCTATGTAGTTTGTTCGGACTTGATAAAGCGGCTACGCTTATCGCTGATATCGCTGGGACGTACTTCATAGCTGTATCGGCACTTGTCGCATCATTTTTCGGAGCCAGTGCCTATCAAGCAAAGAAGCAAGACAAAAGTGACAAATGATTTATGTGTTTGCCTTGATCGTGATGACAGCAGACGGAACGGTCATACCGGACAAGAAGGCATATTTTTACTCGATTAACAGATGTAATTACTTTGCAGATCGGGTCAGCCGTACACGATACAATTATTGGACGAAACGTAAAGTACAGGCTTATTGCATACCGGAATGGGTCAATCCAAGAAACACTAAAATACTGAGGTGATTATGATTCTAGGTGCGTTAGGAAAGATATTAGGCAGTGAGACAGTTATTAAGAAAGGCATGGATTTGATTGATGATATGCACACTTCCGAAACTGAATCCATAGAGGCAAAGACACAAGCGAAAGTAGCCTTGATGAACTCATATGCTCCCTTTAAGGTAGCCCAGCGGTATCTTGCCTTAATGTTTGGCCTCACTTATGTATCGTGTTTTATCTTAGTTCTTGTGATGACACTGACCGGAAAGGGCGATCCATCTGCTGTTTCTGAGGTGATGGAGCAGTTTCAAATCAACTACGTCATGCTTCTGATTGCAGGGTTCTACTTTTCAGGGGGCGCGATAGAGTCCTTCCAACGGAAGAAAAAAGATGTTTGAACTTAGTCAACGGTCGCTTGATCGACTACAAGGTGTGGATGAGCGGCTAGTAAAAATAGTTTCCAGAGCCATTCAAATCACTGATACAGATTTTGGTGTGATTCAAGGCTTGAGAACTGAAGAAGAACAAAAAGCCTTGGTGGAAAAGGGTGCTAGCAAGACGATGAAGTCCAAGCATTTAGACGGCTTGGCAGTCGATCTCATGGCGTATATCGGCGGTCGAGGATCATGGGAACTTAATGTTTATGACAACATTGCAGAAGCTATGCAACAAGCCGCTACGGAAGAAGGCATAGACATTCGCTGGGGAGCCGCATGGCACATTTCTGATCTGCGTGGCTGGACGGGGACAATGGAAGCCGCTATGAACGATTACATCGACACCAGACGCAGTGAGGGACGGAGACCTTTTATAGACGCACCTCACTTTGAATTAATGACATAAATAATCAAAAAACGCTTTTTTTATTAGCCAAATTGATGTTTAATAATCCTGTTATGTAACAGGAGAAACAAACATGACTAATCAAAAATCAAGCGAATGCCCAAAAGTAATTGCTAATGCGCTGTTTCAAATACAGGAACAAGTTAGCACGTTAGGCTATGACTCTGATAACAATTTTGCCAACTACAGATATGTATCGATCGATAAGTATTACGAAACAATACGCCCGCTGATGAATGACGCAGGGATTCTGATTATCCCTGATGAACTGGAAAGCAGTATTAGTGATGATCGAAAACTATATCGTGCGGTTTATCAGTTCACAATCGTTCATAAAGATGGGGCTGTTTGGAACTTTCCTATCCGTAGATCAATCACTCTTCAATTTGTCGGAGCGCAATCATCAGGAATCGCTCTGTCGTATCTTGAAAAGATTGCGATGCGCACAATCTTCAAAATCAATTCTGGTGAGCGCGATGACGCAGATATGTTAGAGCAACAAGATTTTAGCCCATTAGATGATGAGCAAAAAGACAACATCAATCAGTTATTGAAAGAAACAAACGCTAATGTCGATGCGTTTCTCAAGCACTATGAAATCGAAAGTGTGCAAGAAATGTCGCAAGCCGTTTACGATCAAGCGTTAAAAATGTTGCAGACAAAAAAACAACGGCAAAATAACAAGCCTGAAGCACCATCAGAAGATGTGGTAGACGCTATCACGCATGAAGATGAGCCTGACATTCATGAGGAAGAGGCTAAAAACCATGAGAATCATTGAGCATGAGCAAAGAAGTCCTGAGTGGCATCAAGCTCGTCTTGGCTGTCCCACTGCTTCCAATTTTGGCAAGTTGATCAGTCCTACAGGTACAAAAAGTACTCAAGCCAAGTCGTACATCAATGAGTTGATCGCTCAAAAACTTACTGGTGAAAGTCTTGACGTAACGGTTACGGAGTGGATGGAGCGTGGCACAGAGCTTGAGGCAAAGGCTCGATCTCTCTATCAGTTCATGACCGACTGCACCGTCATTGAGGTCGGTCTGTGCAAGCACGACACGCTGGAATGCGGGGCATCGCCAGAC